AATTAAATAAGGAGAAAAAATAATGAATTTTGGAGAATTAAAAGAGTTAGTTTTGGAGTGGGCAGAAGACAAGGACTTGCTACACAGTGAAAACGCTGATAAACAATTTATGAAATTTATTGAGGAAGTTTTCGAGTTTAAAAGCGAGATGGATGTTTACTTTGATGGTGCTGAAACTTTAAAATCATTAAATAAAGAATACATGGAAGATGAAATGGGAGATATTTTTGTAACGCTTATTGTACTATGTAATCAATTAGGAATTGACTGCGTAGAGTGTTTGGAAATGGCTTATGAGAAGATTTCTAAAAGAAAAGGTAAGACTGTTAATGGATTATTCATAAAAGAGGAAGATTTATAGGCTGATGACTAAAAAGGAGTTGCAAAGAATCTATTTATTAGATTTGAGAATTAGTGCGGATATTAAGGAGTTAGAAAAGCTTAACTCTTTGAAGTATTCGATTAGATCACCTTCCGATTTTGGAGAAAAGGTGCAATCAAGTGTACGAAATGACAATGATTTGATTGAAAAGATTGTGGATTTGGAGACTAAAATTAATAGAAATATTAGCGAGTTAATCAATCTGAGAGAGGATTATAAGAAAAAGATTAGCGACGTGGATGAAGAATACGGAATTTTACTTAATTTGAGATACATTCAATGCTTGAAATGGCATGAGATTGCGAAGATTATGCACCGAAGTGTTGAGATGATATATAAAATGCATGGCAAGGCGTTAAATTTAATAAAAGATTTATAAAGTGTACAGTAAATTACAGTAAATTACAGTATGAACTATGATATAGTGGTATTGTAAAGAATTGAGCAAAAATAATTTTTTGTTTAGTTTCATATCACTCCAATTTTTAATGTAAAAAGGTCGATACAAGCGTATCGGCTTTTTTATTGGAGTTAATACTAATTTGATTTTGGATTATCCAGTTGTGGATAGTCCTTTTTATTTGGAAAGCGAGGTGATGTGCTTTGAAGAAATTGACAATTAAACAGAAGAAGTTTGCTGATGAGTACATCATCAGACAACGCATCTGGGCTTGCATGGAGTTAGCAAAGCGATACATGATGGGTTATGATTCAATTCCTGAAAGTTTAGCTTCAGAATGTAAAACAATTATAGCTAGCAAAGATACGAATTATATGCAAAAATTAGCCGCAAAATCAATATTACAAATAAAATATGGAAAAATTGAAACTAATAATATTATTGAAGAATATGCAATAGTAACAGACAGAAACGATTCTTTAGTTGCGAGATGGGTTAAAAAAGTAAAAAAACGTGATAAAGTATGTCAAATCTGTGGCTCAGACAAAAATTTAGTTGTACATCATATTAGCCATTGGGCAGATGACCCGATTAATAGAATAAATGTAAATAATGGTATATTGCTTTGTGCTAAATGTCATTCACTACAACACCCCGATTTACCGTTAGGTTTATTTATGGAGGTGAAAGATGAATAATAGACAACAATTGTTCTGTGAAGAATATTTGAAGGATCTTAATGCAACTAAAGCAGCCATTAGAGCTGGGTATAGCGAAAAAACAGCATACTCACAAGGACAAAGATTGTTGAAGAATGTTGAAATTAAAAATAGACTTCAAGAAATAAGAGAAAAGATACAAGACGAAAATATCGCAACAATAAAAGATATAGAGGAGTTTTTATCGCTTTCACTTAATGGCGAAATGGAAGAAGAAGTTATTTCAGTAGTTGCCGAAATAGAAGGTTCCTCAAAGGTTGTAAAAACAAAAAAACAAATATCTTTGAGAGACAGAATAAAAGCGGCGGAACTTCTTGGCAAGAGGTATGGTTTGTGGACTGAAAAACAAGAGGTCGATATTAATTTACCCACTTTTATTGATGATATTCAAGGGGCTGATTAGTTTTGGGTGCTATTCGTGTTTCAAATTTGATTGGTCAAGGATATAACGAGTTTTGGAATTGTAAAAAATTTTACAAGGTTGTTAAGGGTAGTAGAGGTAGTAAGAAATCCGTTACTACACAGATAGAAATTATCTATAAGATGATGAAGTACCCTTGGATGAATGTTATTGCTGCTAGAAGGTATCAAAACACTTTGAGAGATAGCGTGTTTGTAGGTTTAAAGAGTGCTACGAATAGGCTTGGTGTTCAAAATTTATGGAATTTTACGGTTAGTCCAATGGAAGCAACCTATATACCGACGGGTCAGAAAATACTATTTCGTGGTTTTGATGATGCTTTGAAAATGACTTCAATTCAATTAGAGAAAGGATCTATTACGCATTTATGGTTAGAGGAAGCTTATGAATTAGAGAGTAGGGATAAATTAGATACCGTTGTAGAAGGTATGAGGGGCATTTTAGAAGACAAAAATGCATACAGGCAGGTTATACTTACTTTTAATCCTTGGAGCGAAAATCATTGGTTAAAAAGCGAATTTTTTGATACGAAAGACGAGGATGTGTTCACTTTAACTACTACATACAAGCTTAATGAGTGGTTAGATGAGCAAACTATAAAAAGATATGAAAAACTATATAAAACTAATCCCAGACGTGCAAAGATTGTGTGTGATGGCGACTGGGGAGTGTCTGAAGGACTTGTTTTTGAGAATGTAGAGTATAGACCGTTAGATAAGGATTTTCTAGCGAAACAAAATTACGAGCTAATAGTTGGGTTGGATTTTGGTTTTACACATGATCCAACAGCTCTAGTGGTTTCTTGGCTTGATAGTGAAAATGGGATTTTGTATCTAATTGATGAACATTCCGAAACTGGCATGCATACTAATGAAATTGCTAGAATGATAAAAACTAAAGGATATTCAAAATCTCTTATTATTGCGGACTGTGCCGAGGACAGATTGATTTCTGAACTGAATAATGATTACGGTCTTCGAATAAAGAAGTCTAGGAAAGGCAAGAGCAGTATTAATCAGGGAATTGATAAGTTACAAAGTTTGAAAATTATTTGTGATACATCTCTAGTTAACTGCAAAGAGGAGTTTTATAGTTACTCATATAAATTTGATAAGGTTATGGGGAAATTTACTAATATTCCAGAAGATAAAAATAACCATTTAATGGATGCTTTACGATATAGTTTGCAGTCTGCATCTGATAAGGTTAGTGTCCAATTGTTTAGGGGGATAATTTAATGACAACACATGTTACAGAGACTATTAATTTAGTTAACGATTCAATAGATAAGGAGTTTACTATTTCTGAGGATTCTGGAATGACTCCAGAATTGCTGGATAAATTTATTCAAAGACATAAGAATAATATAGGTCACTATCAAAAGTTAAAAAATATGTATGAGACTGTGTATCCTATTTCTTTTAAACCTAAAAAGGAGGATAGCTACAAGCCTGACAATCGACTATCAGTAAATTTCGCAAAGTATATTGTAGATACTTTTAACGGGTATTTCATAGGTAATCCGATAAAATCTACACATGAAAACAAGAAGGTTAATGATTATTTAGATTTTTTGGATAGTTACAATAATCAAGATGATAATAATGCTGAATTGTCAAAGACTTGTAGTATTTATGGTCATGGTTTTGAACTTATTTTTAATGATGAGAACGGAAGAATCGGATTAACTTATTTGAATCCTATGCAGGCTTTTTTGGTGTTTGATGAGAGCATAAGAAGAAAAGTGCTGTATTGTGTTAGGTATTACAAGAACGTTGGCGGAAAGATTGAGGGTACTTTTTCTGATGATAAGAAGATTACTCATTTTATGTACACAGATGACGGCTTAAAGTTTATTTCAGAAGAAGAACATTATTTTAATGATGTGCCAGTTGTTGAATATGTTGAGAATGCAGAGCGTAAGGGGATTTTTGAGAGTGTTGAGAGTCTTATTAACGCTTTTAATAAATCAATTAGTGAAAAAGCTAATGACGTGGACTATTATGCTGATGCGTATATGAAAATATTAGGTGAAAAGTTAGATGAAGATGTTATCAAGAATTTAAGAGACTATCGAATTATTAATGTTAGTGGAGAAAATTCTGAGAAAGTGGTAGTTGATTTCTTAGCAAAACCTAATAGTGACACTACTCAAGAAAATCTATTGGATAGACTAGAGCGTTTGATATTTCAAATTTCAATGGTGGCTAATATTTCTGATGAGAATTTCGCACAATCAACTGGAGTTTCTTTGAAATACAAACTTCAAGCTATGGACAATTTAGCAAGAACTAAAGAGCGTAAATTTACAGCTGGACTTAACAGGAGATATAAGATAATTGCCAATTATCCTGGTAGTCCTTTGGATGGTGATGATTGGGTTAAGATTAGGTATAAATTTACAAGAAATGTCCCATCTAATTTATTAGAAGAAACAGAAATAGCACGTAATCTAAGTGGTATTGTATCGGAAGAAACACAAGTCAATGTTTTAAGTATTGTGGATAATGCAAAAGATGAGATTGAAAATAAAAGAAAAGACATTGAAGGTTTTGATGGTTTTATGAGGGTAGTAGATGAAGAACCTAAACCAGTATAATGAGTATTCAAGTAAAAGACAAAAAGAGTTATGGAATAATTTAGAAAAAGATGAGGCTAAGTTAATAGAAAAACTTACTCAATTTTACAGGGAAGAGTCTCATAAGCTTGGCAAAGAAATTGCCGAATACTTCGCTAGGTATGGTAAGGATAATGTTATTGAATACAGATCCCTTTTAACTAGATTAAGCAGTGCCGATAGAAAATTATTATACGAAAGATTTGATGCTTTTATTGAGAAATACCCACAATACAAACATTTAACTGATGTAAGAAAGTCTATTTATAAGTTAACAAGGCTAGAAGGGCTTAATGAGTCTATAAAGTTGCAGCAATTAGAAATTGGTGCTAAAGAAGTTGATAGATTACATGATTATTTGGTGGATTTATACGGAGATACTTATTATGAGATGGCTGATAGTATGGGATTTGGAAGAACTATGCTTAGTTTTGATAAAGAGAGTGCTGAGCTATTAATTAATAAGAAATGGACTCAACAAAAAGATTACAGTGATAGAATATGGGAAAATAAAAGTAAGCTTATTAGTTACTTAACTAATGATTTTAAGACGTCTATTATAAGAGGTGACAGTTTCAATAGGGTTGTAAAACAAATGTCTGAGAGGTTTGTTAATCGTTCAAGAGCAGATATTAAGAGAATTGTACGAACTGAAGGTACAAGAATCAATAATGAAGCTATGATGAAGACATTTGATGATTCTAAACTATATGATGAGTATGAGTATGTAGCAGTTATAGATAGAAAGACTAGCGATGTGTGCAAAGATTTGGACGGGGAGATATTTAAGCTCAAGGATCGCGAGGTCGGGATAAACTTTCCACCAATGCATGTTAACTGCCGTAGTAGTTTTAGCGTGGTGATACCAGATGATTATGTGGATAGATATGAAAAACTGTATGGCGATTATTTTGACAAAGAAAATAAAGCGAGTAGCGGAACTAATGATAATATTTATCCGATAAATGATAAAACCATAGAGAAATTAAAAACACCGTATATTTCAAGCTTATCGGGATTTGAAAATAAAAAATTAAATGAATATCATAAAAAATTACTGAAAGAAGCTAGAGATAAGAATAATTCAATGGAAGTTGCATATATGTTTGATGATTTTGATGATAATATCAAAAAAGTATATGGAGATAAAAGTAGTCTGGATTTAGGAGCAGAAAACAAGAAATTTATACTTCACAATCATCCGAATAATGAGTTTTTCTCTAATCAGGATTTAATATATTTCGCAAATCATTACGCCAAATTTATGAGCGTTGTAAAACATAATGGAAAAATACTTATGCTAGAAAAATTAGATGATTTTAATTATAAAGATTTTTATATAGAGTATCTAAGGGCTGAGAAAAAATATAAAAATTTGATTGATAGCAATGAACAAATAGGGTATACTAAAGTAGTACAAAGAGTAATTAATAAAGTTAAAACGTTAAACTTATTGGAGCGATAATATGTTAAATACACATGAAAATAATATTAAAGCAAAAAAAATGCTAGAAGAAGGGTATAAAAAATATCTAGAAGAAGAAAAGAAGAAAAGAAGAAAAAACAAAAAAGAAAGAATAAGAGAAAATAAAGCGCACTAACTAATTACAGCTGTAAGAAGGTAGATGTGCTTTTTTAGTGCAGAAAAGGAGTAAAAAATGAAAAGTGTAAAGATAGGCTGGAAAGAGTATGAAATAGTAGAAGCAGAAATAAATACTGCTATGATAGAGGATCCGAAAGAATGTTATGGTGAAATAGATTACAACAAATGTAAGATATATTTAAATGCAAATTACGGTGACGATATAAAACAAGAAACACTACTACATGAGATTCTTCATGGAATATCTGATATGTATGATTTAGATATGAGTGAAAATTTTGTAACTAGATTATCAAATGCAATATTTACAATGATTAAAGACAATAATTTAAGCATATAATTAGGTGAAAGCTATAAAAAAAAGATTTTTAAATAAAATAAAAAAATAAAGTCAGACAAGGAATATCACATTCTTTAAGACTAGACCTTGATAAGTCTATAAACTGTCTATTTTTTAATGCACTCAACTAGCTGAGGTTAAAGCTAGAACATATATAAATTCATGAACTTACATGTAAAAAAGGAGAAGAAAATGGAAGACATAAGAAAAATACCTTTGAATTTGCAACTATTTGCAGATGATGAGGCAGAAACAGAAGTGGATCAAGCGAATGTTGATTCTGAAAAAGAAACTGAAAAGACTTTTACACAAGATGAGGTTAACAAGATTGTTCAAGACAGATTAGCCAAGGAAAAAGCCAAGAACGAAAAAGCACAAGAAGAAGCTAAAAAACTAGCTAAGATGAATGCGGAGCAAAAAAACCAATATATGGTGGAACAACTTCAAAAAGAGTTAGAAGAATACAAGACTAAAGAGGCTAAAAACGACATGATTAAAGAGGCTAACTCTATGTTGAAAGAGGCAGATATAAATTTACCTGATGAGGTTGTGGCTATGCTTATCGGCGATAATGCAGAGGACACTAAGATTTGTGTAGATAGTTTTTCTAAGGCTTTTAAAACGGCTGTTGAGAGGGCTGTGAATGAAAAGCTAAAAGGAAAGACTCCTAAGCAAAAATCTGTTGCTGGTTTAACGAGAAAGGATATTTTATCAGTGAAGGATAGGCAAGAACGTCAACGTTTGATTGAAGAAAACGAAGAATTATTTATGTAAAAAGGAGAATTTAAAAATGGCAGATGCAAATTTAATAAAAAAACAAGATTTAAAATACCCTATTACGGTTGATGTTACTAATACATTTCAAGAAAATGTAAGCAAAATGTTGGAGTTATTAGGGGTTACTAGAAGAATATCATTGACAAATGGTTCTACTATTAGAATTTATGATAAATACGATGTTACTTTGGCGGATGGAAATGTAGCTGAAGGAGAGACTATTCCATTGTCTAAGGTTACTAGAAAAGAAAAGACTACAAAAGAGATTACGCTAAAGAAATACAGAAAGGCAACTACTGCGGAAGCTGTTCAAATGTATGGATCTAATGAAGCGGTGACAAATACTGATGATGCATTGGTACAAAAGCTACAAAAAGAAATTAGAAAGGATTTTGTTACTCTTTTAAAAACTGGATCTACTACTCAAAAAGCGTTAGGAAACGGACTTCAAGGAGCGGTTGCTAGTGCTTGGGGTAAGTTACAAGCATTGTTTGAAGATTTTGGTTCACAAAGATGCATCATATTCGCAAATCCATTAGATATTGCAAAATACTTGGGTAATGCTAATATTACTACTCAAACTGCCTTTGGTATGACTTTTATCAATGCATTTACGGACACAACTATTATTTCTACTACTGATATTGCAGAAGGCGAAATTTGGGCTACTGTTCCTGAAAATATAGTATTGGCATATATTAACGCTACTAATTCAGAAATGGCTAGAGAGTTCGGGTTAAACGGTGTTGGATTGGGTTATATAGGTATGACTCATTTCTTGGATCATACGTCTGCTACTACTCAAACATTATTAATGAGTGGAATGTTAATGTATGTTGAAAGATTAGATGGTATTGTAAAGGTTAAAATAACAGAACCTGCTCCAGCAACTGTAGGAGCGTAGATAGCATATGGGAGCAATAACAGAAGACAATTTAAAAGAGTTGTTAGAGAGAGTGCAAACAAGGATTAAGCCTTACAATGTTGTTGCTACTGAGGACAATTTGAAAGAATTAATCACTACTATCGCTGACCGTATTTGTTTGCGTGTTGGCGATAGTGTATTAAGTGGTTTATTGTATTCAATAGCAGTCGATGCAACTGTGAAAATGGTTAGAAGGGTTAACTACGAAGGTATTAATTCTGAGAGTGTGGACACTATCTCCACATCATTTGTCAGTGATGTATTGAGTGAATATGATGATGAGTTTAGATCATATATTTATATGAACTCTAAAGATGATAGCAAGGGTAAAAGGATGATTCGCTTTTTATGATGTATTTAAGGCTGTACCCTATTTTCAAAATTCAAAATGGTCAAGACGAATTAAAAAATAAGTTGTATGAGGATAAGGTAAGTGAAAACTATTATCCTTGTAGAATTACTAACTGGACTAGGGATGATATTGAGATTTTAGGACGTGATGTTACCAAGAATTCAAGAAAAATGTTTTGTAATGGCTTTGATATTAGCTTTGCCAAGAGTTTGGAGAAGGTGAAAATCGAAGACGAGGTTTATAAGGTAATTGAAGTCAAGGACATCGGAAGATGGATATTTTTTATCATAGAAAGGGTAGGTAAATGAGATATTCGTTAAAGGGCGATAAAAGACTTGAACAAGCTCTGTATAAAAAGAGTAAGGCTAGGTTTTATGGTGTTGCTAATAAGAGTTTAGTGGAAATATTTAACAGAGCAAAAAGACCTCCTGGAACTCCGAGAGATAGCGGAGATTTGATTAAAAGCCGTAGGTTAAGAGAGGCTATTCCAAGTACAAGATTTAAAGGTATTTTTTATTATACCGAAGAGTACGCACCACATGTAGAATATGGACATGATGTTGGTAAAAATGGACACGTTGACGGTCAAAGATATCTTAAACGAAATGTTAGTAAACAGGGAAGGATATATATGAATGATTTGATAAAGGAACTGAAAAAATGATTAAAAAAATTGGTATTGTAGACTTTATTAAGATAGTTCAGGATTTAATTGAAAAGAATACTCTATTAAGGGCTTACGATTATGTTCCAGTGGATGAAAAGCCTCCGTTTGCTTATGTGGAATTGTACGATAAGAGGGCGGAGAACACGAAATCAATGTGGGGCGAAGTATTCAATATATTGGTTCATATCGTTGCAGAAGAATCCAACAGCAAAGTCGAAATGTACAAGCTTATTACAGAGATTGAAGAGGCTTTTACAGAAGAATTGAGGTTTGAAGATAACAATATTTCTGTTATTAGGCAAGACGAAATCGGTTTACAATCGTTGGAACAAGAAGAAACAGGTTCATGGCATGCTATTTTAGAGTTTGAGATTAAGCTTTGTTATGGATTTAAGGTCAAAATTTAAAAAAGGAGATTATTATGGGGGATTTAACAAAAGCGTTTGAAAATAACTTATATTGTGATTTTACTAGCTCTGCTTCAAAAGCTGTAGCTGGAAAAGATATTTTGTTGGCTATATTTAGTGCTGATGGTCAAAAACTATTGGGAATTAGTGGTCAACAAGGTTTAAAGATTAATAGAACAAGTGATTCTATTGAGGTATCTAGTAAGGATACTGTTGGTGGATGGAAATCAAAGATTGCAGGTATGAAAGAGTGGTCTATTGATAATGACGGCTTATTTGTACCTAGTGATGAGGCACATAAAGCGCTATCCAAGGCGTTTGAGGATTCAGACCTTGTTTGTATTAAGGTTGTGAATGTTAAAGAGAAAAAAGGAATGTTCGGAGGTCTTGCGGCGGTAACGGATTATTCTATCGAGGCTCCATTTGATGATGCTATGACATATTCTATTTCACTTGAAGGTAATGGAGCGTTAGTTGATTTAACTAGTGGTGATAAGAGTGCTAATGCAATGCCAGGGGATAAAGTAGGGGTATAAGATGAGCGATAAAGCGATAATAAACTTAAACGAAAAGAAATATGAATTAAAGTTTAATTTAAAAGCATTAGAAAACATTGAAAGAGCTATTGGAAGTTCTTTGATGGGAGAATTGTCTAAGTATAATGCTATGCTACCATTAACTACTCTAAGGGTTCTTTTTTCACATTCTTTGTATCAAATCGATGCAGGTAAAATAGCAATAGAGCAAGCATCAGATTTGTTTGACAAGTTGATTAATGAAAAGGGATTGATTTTTGTTAACATGTTGGTTGTGAATGAAATTAAGATTGACTGTCCTTTTTTCTTCCAAGGCGTTTAATTGAATTAGAATATTTTGAAACGGATAATAGCGAAATCGATGAGGAGTATGTGAGGTTAACTACTGAATATGCTGATGATATTGATTTCGCTTTTTATGTTGTAAATTTTGGGTATTCAAGAGAAGATTACGAACAATTAACGCCAAGAGACGTTGCATTTATTCGAAAAGCGTATGAGACAAAAACTGTGCAAGAAACAACTCAACTTAGAAATGCAGTGTTGAATGCAGTTAGTAATGCACTTAGAAAGAAAAACGCTAGGTTTCAAAAATTATGGAAGAAAGTTCAAAAGCCTCTGGATAAGGAAAAGGCAAGAAATGATGCTGAAATAATCTTTGAGACTGAAGAAAAAGAGGGTAAATCTTGGGTTGATAAAATTTACGAAGCTAATGGATTGAGGAGGTGAGATTATGGCGGCTGACTATACTTTAAGCGTTGAGATTAATGGTGATGCTAGTAGTATGGAAAAAGCATTTAAAAAGGTTAGTGGTGCTTTAGAGGATACGAAAAATAAAATCAACGAAGCTAGTTCAGGAGCGGTTCCTGGAATCGGACAAATGGCTAAATCATTTGGTATTGCACAATTAGCTGTAAAGGGCTTTTCTATGGCTATGGGTGCTGTAAGTGGAGCTGTTGACGGAGCTGTATCAAGAGTGGATACTCTTAATCAATTTCCTAAAGTTTTACAACAAATGGGATATAAAAGTGAAGAAGCAAAAGCATCTATTAAAAGCCTATCAAATGGTATCCAAGGACTTCCTACGACGTTAGATGGCATTGCTAGTACAACTCAGCGTATGACAACTATTATGGGCGATGTTCCCAAGGCAACTGATGCTACTTTAGCATTGAACGATGCTTTTTTAGCAAGTGGTGCAAGTAGTGAATCAGCAGGTCGTGGTTTGGAACAGTATATGCAAATGTTGTCTGCTGGAAAGGTTGATATGCAAAGCTGGAGAACACTTCAAGAGACTATGCCATATGCGTTGGATAAAACCGCGAGAGCGTTTGGATTTACTGGTAAGAGTGCAACTAATGATTTTTATGAAGCTCTTAAAAAAGGCAAAATCACTATGGATCAAGTTACTGATAAGTTTGTTGAGTTAAACAAAGGTGCTGATAGTTGGCATAATACTGCATTAGAAGCGACTAAAGGTATTGGAACATCGATGCAAAACTTACAAACAGCTATTAAAAATGGTGTTGCTAATGTTATTCAAAGCTTTAATGAGTGGGCAGAGTCGGAAGGTTTCGGAACTATATCGGATAACATCAACAAGATTAAACAAAAAGTTGGTGAGGCTTTTGGATATATTTCAGATCATATTCCAGATATTATGGATAAGGTTAAAGAAGTTGCAGGAGAATTTCAAAAATGGTATGAAAGACTTAGACCTTTAGCTCCAGTTATTTTGGCTGTTCTTGCTCCGCTTTTAGCTTTTAAAGGTGTGGTATCAATAGCTCAAGGTGTTACTGATGGTGTAAACAAGATAACGGGCGCTATTAATGGATTAGGTCAAGGTGTTGAAATTATAAAAGGCGTACCAGGTGCATTTAGTAACCTTAGGGCTAGCTTGTCAGGTATTGCTAGTGGTATAAAAGGCGGAATAAGTGCAATTGGTGGAGCATTTCAAGGATTATGGGCTACATTAATGGCTAATCCTATAATCTTAATCATAGCTGGAATTGTAGCTGTAGTAGGAGTACTAATTTATTGTTATAAGCATTTCGAGGGATTTAGAAATTTTGTAAATAATGTTGCTAGTTCGATTAAAGACTTTTTCGTTAATGCGTGGAATAGTATCAAAGAAACTACGGTAGAAATCTGGACTGGTATAAAGGATTTCTTCAGTGGGATTTGGGATGGTATAACATCAACTGTTACCAGCGTGTGGGATGGCGTTTCAGGTTATTTAAGCGGAATATGGAATGGAATAGTATCTATTGCTAAGGGGCTATGGGAAGGTATTAAGCTTGTTATTATGACTCCGATTTTACTAGTTATAGACTTGGTAACGGGAAATTTCACACAATTGCAATCAGATTTGCAACTTATTTGGGATAAAATCAAAGAGACTGCTGGATTATTGTGGGAAGGTATTAAGACTGTTATTACAACAGTTGTCGCTACAATCAAAGACGGTGTTATTGCTGGATTTGAGCTACTTAAAACTACTCTATCAAATATTATAACTGGAATACAAAACGTATTTTCAAGTGTGTGGAATGCGATAAAAACGTCTGTAATTAATATAGCTACTGGATTAGTAAATGGGGCTATATCAGTGTTTAACGGATTAAAGACGGGCGTTCAAAATATAATCAACAAGGTCAAGGATATCTTTAATTCATTGAGAAGTATAAGCTTGGTGGATATTGGTAAAAAGATTATGAACGGTTTTTTAAATGGTTTGAAATCTGCATATAAGAAGGTTCAAGATTTTATCGGGGGCATTGGCAACTGGATAAGAGAGCATAAAGGACCGATACAGGTGGACAGAAAGCTTTTAATTCCTGCTGGTAATGCTATAATGTTTGGTTTGAATAGTGGGTTAAATAGTGGGTTTGATGATGTGAAATCAAATGTTAATTCTATGGGAAACACAATATCAAGCATAATAGGTTCCGATAATAATCTTGGATTTGAGTTTGATCTTGATGATAGCGGATTCGTAAGGACAATTGATAACGCTAGAAATATTATTCAGGATTTTAAAGAATATGCTGAAAAAGGATTTGGATTAAATATGAGAAATAACGTATCTAATACTTCTGAAATGAAAAGAGTAGTATTAGGAGGAACGGGAGTGTTTAATCAAGATTCTAATGTCGAAAATACTGGCAAAGCTATTAGCACAAACGGTGTTCAATCACTTGTTGTAAGAGAGTTAGGAGATTTGAATTTAACTGTAACTAGTGAGATGGATTCTAGAGAAGTTGCAAGAGGAACATATAAGTTTACAGATGAGTTCTTAAAGAGAAATCAAAAAATCAGAGAAAGAAGAAGAGGAGAGTTGTATTAATGAATGATATTTTAAAATTTGTTACAGTTGACAAAGGAAAAAAGTTCGGATTTTTCTTCAATGGTACTGATTTTAGGGATTTACTAACTGTAGAAGAAATCAACAGACCTATTGCTTCAAATATTAGCAATAGGTTGAATGATTATATAAGTTTTAATGGGGCTGATTTGATAAGTACAAGAAGAGATCCGTTGTATTTCAAGATCAAATACAATACTGTAAAACAAAACAAAAACGCGATTAGAAATTTATTTGCTAATCTTTTGGTTACAGAGGAGTTATCAGAATTGTACTTTTATGATAATCCAGATGTTATTTACTACGCTAAATTAGATGGAACTACAGAAATTGAAGAAGGATACAATTACACAAAAGGCGAGTTAACTTTTATCATTCCATCTGCTTGCGGATATAAGAGAGAGCCTGTGGAACTGTCACAAGCAAATGCTAAGAGTATTATGTGCGAAAACAAGGGTACGGATAAGACGTATCCTATTTTTGATTTCACTTGTCATGGCAAGGTTACAATGATTGGCGTGACTAGTAAGCACGGCAGTTTCCAGTTCGGGGATAGTAAGGAGTTTGCACCAATTAAGCAGATGAAGATCCACAAAGAGCAAACTAGTAGCTTATTCAAGAGTGGTAAGGGAACTTTAACTATTCTTGATAGGGTTATGAAAACTAGCGACGGTTGGGATATTATGGATGCATCTAAACTTGTAGCTGATAGTGATTTTGATGGGAAGGTGTCTAATACTACTACATCAAGTCCAAAGACTTCTAACGGGACTGTTACTGTGTCAAAGAACGCAAGGTATTGGGACAATGGAGTGAGGATTGCTAATTGGGTAAAAGGTAAGTCTTTTAAATTTGATAAGACAAAATCTGTGAACAAGTCAAAATCAAAGAAGGCATACAGACTTATAGACAAAGAGGGATATCTTGGTTGGTTACTTGAAGAGGACATTCAAGGTCAAAGCCAAAGAACTGTAACTGGCGTGTATCCTTTTTGGAATAGTTCAAGTTTAAAGACATTCTCAACATTACCACTTCACAGAAAAGTTACTAACAATGCGACTGATTGGGAGATGACTTTCAAGTTCAATTACAAGGCTAATCCTGGACAATTTGGTTTTCTGACTTTTGGTATTACTGATAAGGATCAAAACATGATTGGTGGTATGAGGATAGAAACTATTAATGGTGATGGAAGAATGGCGATGGTATGCTTGTGTGGAGACGATGGTAAACTTCACACTGGATACAATAAAGCTGACTGGACAGGTGCTGTAACTATTACTAAAAGAGGTGCTATGGTTACATATTACATGTATAATCAGTTGAATGGTAAAAGCTACACTTATAGGCTAATGAATGCTGAGATTGATGATGTAGTGGCTAGTGATGTTTATGTGTTATGCACCAAGAAGAACAACTACGACTTTATTCAAGCTTGTAATCCAATGCATATGACCATTACAGGATATGATGCAGATATTTATGTTGAGAATAAAAGCAAGGAAGAGTTTTCTATGATTAATGTAGCCATTCCTAGGTTTAACTTCAATGATGGAGATACTGTAAGAATCGATATGAATACTGGTTTTTGTTATCACAATGGGCATCGATGTTTAATGCCAATTGCATTTGGCTCAAAACCGACTCCCATTTACCCAGGGGTTGAAGAAATAGCTATAACTACTGAGGGAGAATATGGGTCGTTCGTTGATTGTGATGTGAGTTACAGAGAGGTGTTTAAATGTTAATATTTACAGATAGAAATCTACAAACATTGACAATAGCTAGTAATGATTATCCTGATGGCGTGCATTTTCAAGATGATAAGTTCAACGAAAACTTAGAAACTGGAACTTGTATGCTTACTTGCAGTATCGATAAGGTCGTTGAAAAAGATGTTGAACTTATAGAAGCTGGCTGTCTGGTTGTAGCTACTGGATATAAGAAAAAGCCTGTACTTTTAGAGATTACGGAAGTTGTTGAGAATAGATACTCAAAAGAAATAGTTGCAGAAGATTGCGGACTTGATTTGCTTAATGAAGATATCGCGGAGCAAGATTTCAAAGGAACACTTGCAGAATGGGTCAACAATACTCTTGGTGATAAGTCAGACTGGGTTGTTGGAATTAATGAGGTTAAGGATAAAAACTTAGCTTTTAAATTCGATGGTACAACTACTAAGACTAAGAGACTTGCTATGATTGCAGGTCGTTTTGGTTGTGAGCTTAGCTATGATGTTCAGTTAAATGGTAACGCTATAGATAAAAAAGTTATTAATTTTTATAAGAAACGTGGAAAAGAGACTGGATATAGGCTTGAGTTCGGACGTGATTTAAGTGATGTTAAGCGTACTGTATCAATTGCGGACTTGTGTACTGCTGTAAGAGCTGTGGGTAAACCTCACAAGGAGCAAATCAGAGAAGTAAAACAAGTTGAAATTGAAGAACATAAGAAGAAACCTGTACCAAATAGCAAGATTGAGTTATTTGTAAAATGGATGAAATCGCGTGAAGGTAAGGTTAGATATTCACAAGCAAGACGTGAAGGTCCTAATTATTACGACTGTTCAAGTTCTGTTAGTAGCGCTGCAAAATTTGCAGGATTGTTTTCAAAGTCTGTGGGACTTCCAACTACGGAGACATTATGGGCTTGGGGAAATGCTGGAACGTACTTTCATCAAATCAAACAATCAGAAATTGAATATGGAGATATATTCGTATCAAGATATAACGGCAAGGGTCACACGGGTGTAATATTAGATAAAAACACGATTATACATTGTACATTATACGGCTCAATTAATGGTATTGTGACTACTAAGCTTAACGGCTGGACTGGTCCAAATGTTAGGTTCTACAGATGGAATGATAATAAAGGTGGAACTATAATTGATGCGACAAAGAAGACGTACTGGACTAATTCTGATGTTACAAAACACGATTTAGCTAAGAGATTGCAAGGAATAACTGCAACTCAAATAAATAATTGGATAAGAGCAAAAGCACCTAACAGTCCTTTTAATGGACAAGGTCAAGTGTTTATTGAAGCACAAAGCCAATCCGGATTAGATGCAAGATATATATTAGCTCATGCAGCATTAGAAAGTGCGTGGGGCAGCAGTAGGATTGCAAGAACATATCACAATTACTTCGGTATTAATGCCTACGATAGCAATCCTGATAATGCTAAGAAAAGCAGTAATAGAAGTTTACAGGCAGGTATTATTAATGGTGCTGTGTGGATAAAAGAACACTACTATAACCGCGGACAAAAGACGTTGTATGCTATGAATCATGATAAAAATGGACATAACTATGCTAGTGATAAGGCATGGGGAGATAAGATTGCTAATATCATGAAAGGTTCTGAACGATTCACAAATCCTGGCGCTACTGCTTCAAGTACTGAACAAGTATCGTACAAAGAACATGAAGTTAACACGGATTTGGTTGGATACAAGTATGATGATGGAAGATTCTATGTTACTGATGATGGTCTGATTTGCGATAGAGAAGCAGCTAAGAAGTGGACTAGATTCAATAAAACAGGTCAAAAATATTTCATAAGAATGTATGACAGCGAAGCTACTAGTCAAAAGACGTTGTTTGATGAGGGATTGAGGTTCTTAAAAAACAACAATGAGGCAAAAATTAGCTATGAAGTATCACTGAGACAACTTCCAAGTGAATTAGAAATTGGAGACTATATTAGAATAATAGACCATGGATTTAAACCTGCGTTGTATTTATCTGCTAGACTTGTGGATATCACAAGGAGCTTGTGTGATGAGCTTAGCAACTCTGCTATATTTGCAAACTTTGAAGAACAAAAAGCAGGTATTTCTGAAAGGCTTTTGAGTCTTGAAAAATCTGTGTATAGTAGCAGGTTTAATTGGCAAAATGTTCCGTATGAAATGCAGTTATCATCAAGTCAAGGTAATGTGTTCAAAGATGGTGTGTTGTCAACAGAAATTACTGCTATAGTTACTAAAGCAGGTGTGGATCAAACTGCTACTATTGATAAGTTTGTGTGGGAAAGAGTATCAGAATATCAAGACAAAATTACTACAAGTGATGAGGACTGGAACAAATCTAAAGAAGGCTCAGTTGGTAATATACTTGGGATAAATAACACTGACGTTGATTTACAAGCTACTTTTACATGCTCTGCAATGTTGAATGATGTTGCTGTGGCTACAAGCTTTATAACTATCAAGGACTTGACTATTGGAATATATAAGCAAGAAAAAGAGCCTGATAGAGCTAGTTTGAGTTGGGGCGATGTGTGGCAATGGGACGATGGTAAAGGTACTCATTTCAAGAGATTGTGGAAGGGTGATAGGTGGGAAGATACTATCACTAAAAGAGACTTGGAGATATTGGAACTAACTCCAGGACCTCCAGGAGCCGACGGTGAAAATGGTATGCCAGGTAAAGATGGCAAGGACGGAAGGACTTCGTATGTTCACTTCGCTTATGCCGATAGTGAGGACGGAACTGTTGGATTCACAAGAACTGCTACAGCGAACAAAAAGTACATCGGATTCTACACAGACTTTGAAAAAGCTGACTCAACAGATCCAAAAAGCTATGAATGGTCATTATTCAAAGGTGACGATGGTAAAGATGGAGTTGCAGGTAAAAACGGTGTTGGATTAAAATCAACAGATATTTCCTACGGCTTGTCTGATTCTGAAACAAAAGAGCCTACTAGTTGGACTAAAACAGTACCTAGTTTATCGAAAGGTAAGTATTTATGGACAAAAACTGTGTGGGCATACACGGATAACACTTCAGAAACTGGATATACGAAGACTTATATCGCTAAAGATGGTAACACTGGTAAAGATGGTATTGCTGGAAAAGATGGAGTTGGAATAAAATCTACTACTATAACTTATGCAAAGTCTACAAGCGGTACTTCTGCACCTACAAGTGGATGGACTAGTAGTATACCAAGCACAAGTCCTGGTGATTTTCTGTGGATGAAAACAGTATGGAGTTATACTGATAATACTTCAGAAACTGGGTATTCTGTAAGTAAAATAGGCAAAGACGGGTCACAAGGCATTCCTGGTAAAGCTGGTGCTGATGGAAAAACACCATATTTACACATAGCTTATAGTAATAGCCAAGATGGAAGCAAAGATTTTAGCGTAAATGACAGTAACAGAGATTATATCGGTCAGTATACTGATTTTTCAAAAGCAGATAGTACTGATTACAAAAAATATTCTTGGTCTAAAATCAAAGGAGAGTTCGAGGGTGAAATTGGCGGTAGAAATCTAATCAAAAATTCAGACAAAATCACTGGTTGGACTAAATATGATGGTGGCAATCACTTAATCACAGACGAATACATGGAAGAATTTAATATTCAAGGTCAGCGTATAAAATCAGACGCTGCGAATGCGACAGATTTTATTAAAACCTACGTCAACTTTGATGTAGATGATTTAGTTGTGGGTAAAACTTATACGTTTTCTGTTTATGTGAAAAATAATCGTGATGTGCCAGCACACTTGAGAATACAAGGTTTTGATTGGAACTTCGCTTATGAGTTACAGCCTAATGAGTATAAAAGGTTTGTTATAACAGGTAAAAGAGATAACATGGAGGGTTACTGGAAAAATCGAATTCAATTTCAATTAAGAAGTGCAAATAAAGGTCAATTTGTTGATATGACTGTATCACGACCTCAGTTGGAAGAGGGCGACGTTGCAACAAGTTGGAGTAAGAATCCTAATGATTTCGAAGATGAGCTTGAAAAGAAAGCCGATTCACAAACTGTAACAGACATCGAGTCAAGGCAACAAGCCGTTGAGGTGTTGATTAGTCAGAAAGCAGATAAAGATAGCGTGACTAAAAGCTTTGTTGAGATAGAAAAGGCTAAGGCATACGCAGATACTGTGAAAAAAGCGTTGGAAAATGAGAGCTTATCACTTAAAGACAGGATCAAGATTATCGAAGAAAATGTCGGAGCTGGTAAACTCACAATAGAAGCTATAACAACGTATTTCGATTTCGGTGAGGAAGGTATTCTCATTGGTAAAAAAGACGAAGCAGTGAAGATGATTCTTAAAAACAATGCACTAGAAATTATAGATGGTACTAAAACTGTGGCAAGATTTGCGAACTCACAAGTACAAGTACCGAATTTAAAAGTGGACGGGGTATTGGAGTTCGGATATCACATGGTAACTAAGTACGATAATGGCACTAACAAATACACGATTATTAAACCAATCTAGAGGGGTGGATAAATGGCAACATATACTGGTACAGCGCCATCAAGCTTGTATGCTTATTTTAAGCTGGATATGAATGTTATTAGTCAATCAGAGGCTGATAACACGTCAAGAATTAAATATAGACTGTATCTTGAAAGTAGAGGCGGAGGAAGTGGCTATTCTCAAACAAAGAGAGCCACTTCTTTAATTTGTAATAATCAAACGATAGAAAACACGACGACAACTTATAGTTTTGACAGGGGTGGAAGTTCTACATTGTGTAGTGGTACTTTTACGATTAAACATAATTCAGATGGTACAATGTCGTTTCCAATCAAAGCAAGTGTTGGAACACATAGAGGTACTTGTTCACTAAGTGCTACTATGACTTTGCCGACTATTGCTAGGGCAAAGCCTATGGCTATGAGTATTGTCAATTCGGTGGCAGATACTGTGTATTCTGCTAACATTGGAGACGAAGTAACTATTAATGTGACGAATATTGATGGAAGAAGTGGAGATATTAGATGGGAAACTGACAACTATAGTGGTTATGTTGGTAGTCTTGCAAGTAGTACAAGTTTCACATTCAATACAAGTACATTCTCTGATGTATTTGGTAGTGATTCTAGTGGATATGTGACTTTTACTGCTAGTGCTGATGATGGGGCGACTGCTTCAAGGACAATTACTCTTAGAATCTTTGAAATAAAAAAGCCTAGCATATCTTATGTTTCAGTCCGTGAGGGAAACTCACAAGTTAAGAGTGTTTTCGGAAGTGACTACTTCTATACAAATATCAGTGATGTTAGCGCTTATGTTTCTGCTGAGGCGTATAATGGTGCAAGTATTGAAAAGTATCTGGCGACTTTAGATGGATACACGACATACTCTAATAGTTCAACTATAGATATTGGTAGTGTAACAAGAGCTGGAGAAAGAAACATCACTTTTGAAGTTGTGGACAGTAGAAATCAAAGGAAATCTTATGGTCAGAATATAAGAGTTAAAGAGTACAATCCACCAACTGCCGAATGTAGTGTTACAAGAAAAGGCGAGGGATTGAATGCTTCTGTTAAGGTACAACACACTGTGTCTGGTAGTACTGATAAGAACACTTGTAATGTAACAGTTGATGTAAGAGAGTTACCGTACGGAAGTTTTTCAACGAAATACAGTGCAAACATAAATATCGCATCTACTACTCAATCAGTGAATTTGGGAAGTGGATACAAAGAGTTTGCATCGTATGAGGTTAGAGTAACTGCGACGGATAAGTTCAGAAGTTATACTGCTTTAGTTACGGTGCCAACTCAAGCGGTTGGAATTTCGATTAATTCTAAGAGTAACTGTGTTGGGATAGGTAAATTTCCAGATAAGCTGGTTGGAAATGATAACCTAGAAGTAAAGGGAGATATTTTTGCACAAGGCATTGAAGCTGACTTGACTTTAAAAGCCTGGAAGGCAGATATAGATTATCTTAATATTAAAAAAGAGTTAAAGATAGATGGCAAGCCATTGGATATTAAGCCTTTTGCAGAATATAATTCCTCATCAAGATTGGATACTGATAGTACTAGAGATTTGTTTGGTACGGCTAATTTGGGACCCGTTTCTTATTCAGGTTCTATTGGTGGATTTGCTTACAGCGATGTTATGAAAGTAAATTTTCCATATTATGTTTCTTCGATTAGCTACTTGAATATATGTATGATTGGCACTAGTGATACGGGAGTATTTCCTTTTATAATCAGTTATGATTCGTCGGGATTTAGATTAAGAGTGTTAAATATGGTAAACAGCAATACTACTAACAGATTAGAGATTTCATATCATGTGAGAGGAGCAAGGTAATGATAAATATTTTTATAAATGACGACAAAATAATGTTTGAATATTCTAAGAAAGAGGGGCTTATTCAAGGCGAGTTGAAAAACGCTGATGAAAAGCTGTCTGATATCGTGGCTGAGATTAAGAATATGAAAACAGATGATGAAATCAAAGCAGAAGAAAATAAGTTAAAGGAAGCAGAAGCAATGACTGAGATTTTTGACAAAATGATGGAGCTTGAAGAGACTATGAAGTCAATTCAAGAGTCAATAAACAAAGATAAAGGGGGTGAATTAGATGGCTGATATGTATGCATATTTGATTATGAGAGGCAGAAGAACATTTAAGAGTGTTCCAAATTGCTTAAAAGAACGTGTTAAAAAGATACTTGTTGAATTAGGACTTGAAGAATTAGCAACTGAGGAGGAATAGATGGAGCAATTTCTAAAATTGTTAGATACAGGATTTACCTTCGCGTTTGCGGCTGGAGTGTGCGTGTTTGTGTTTAAATACGCACCTCTTTTTTTAAAGGCTTGGGTAAATTTTAATAAGTCGATTGATAGAAATACTGAGGTTACGAATAGACACTATGACGAGACTGTGGATCTTAAACGACAATTACTAGACTTAAAAGAAAAATTAGAACATCACAATGCCAACGCCATGGACTTGCAAAGAGATCATGATGAAATTTTGAAAAATCAAGAGGAAATGTTGAAGATTTTAGGAGAAATGAAACAGATAATATTAGGAGGAGGTAGACGATATGACGATTAAAAAAAGAAAACAAAAAAGTATTGACACGTGTTAATAATACGTGTATAATATAAGTGCAAGTTAAATACTTGCTCAACACTCAACCCTCAAATACCAATCAATAGCTTTAAAGACAATAATAAGATTGGAGGGAGTATGGTTAAACCATATAGGGAGGTTATAAAGGTTCTTAAAAACAACGGTTGGGTTTATGACCATACAACTGGTTCGCATGAAATTTACATTAAAAACGGTAAAATATGTCCTATAAAATGTAATAAGAAAGATATTCCAGCTGGAACTTTGGCGAACATTAAAAGAATAACAGGGCTAAAATTTTAGCCCTAAACCTCTAGTTAGGAGAGATTTTATGAAAAAAGACAAATATTCATATCCTTGTATAATAACGTATGATAAAAGTGACGGAATATACTACGTTGAATTTCCAGACTTGGAAGATTGCTTTACTGATGGTGATTCTTTAGAAGAGGCTTTATATAATGCAAAAGATGTCTTAGGATTGGTTCTTTATGCCAAAGAAGAAAACAATATTGAAATTGAACCACCTAAAAACAAGCCTATTTTTACTAAAGAAAATCAATCTGTATCGTATATTTCTGTTTGGATGCCTTTAATACGTGATGAAATAGAAAACAAGTCTATAAAAAAGACTGTTACAATTCCTAAATGGTTAAATGACTTAGCTGAGGATAACAATGTTAATTTTTCTAAAATTCTTCAAACGTCATTAAAAGAATATTTAGGGGTTAATAGATAACTTATTTTAATGGCATAAGTTATATACTAGGTTACAACAATAAAAAATATATTTAAATTAATTACAATAATTAATAAATCAAGCATTATGTATCACACTACATAGTGCTTTTTTATTATAAATTTTTATGAAAGGTGTGATTATATGACTAAGCTTGTAGGTGTGGATGTATCGAAGTATAACGGCTATCCAGATTGGAAGAAAGCTAAGGCTGACGGAGTACAATTTGCAATACTACGCCTTGGCAGTGGCTATGGTGGTGGATATGTCGATAAAACTTTTGAATATAACTACAGAGAGTGTAAGAAAGCTGGAATCGGTGTTGGAGTGTATGTAGCAAGCTATTTGAACATCAGTGCAGAAATCGATATGACTTTGAAAGCATTAAAGGGTAAGCAATTGGAATATCCTGTTTACTTCGATATCGAAGATTTCAGTTTGAGTGGACGTAGCTACACAAACTCACAACTAACAAATTACGCTGTGAGATACTGTTCAGAGGTTGAGCGTGCAGGGTATTACGTTGGTATTTACAGTAACAAAGCATTCCTTGATAGTAGGTTATACTGGGAGCGTATCAAGAAGTACGACATTTGGATAGCTCACTGGAATAAGGGTGTTAATTACGCTGGCAAATATGGAATGCACCAATACACAAATCAAGGTCAATGGCGTGGCATAGCATCGACTGGAGAGGGTGGAGTTGATACAAACTGGTGTTTTGTTGATTATCTAGGACTGATGAAGAAGTTAGGACTTAATGGTTATAAAAAACCGAAAGCAGAAGTGAAAGGACTTACGAAGATGGAAGAAGAAAAACTGTTAGACGAGATCAAGCAGACTGTAGTAACTTATGAGGACAGGGATTATGATAAAGCTGTAAAGATTGCTAAACAACACAAGGCTGTGCTTGTCCCTGTTGAGCTTAATTTGGATTTCGGGAAGATGAAACGCAGCAAAGACACGATAATCGGAATTGGCGAAAAAACTGGTAAGATTGATGGCGAAAACTTCGGCATCACTGGATATTGTGATTATTTAGTGAGTGCTGATAAGGTCGATGAATTTTTGAAAGATAGATCAAAATTTTTAAGGAGGAAATAGATGAAATTAGATAACAAAACTTATGATACACTTAAATGGGTAGCACAAATACTACTTCCAGCATTAGCAGTATTATACTCATCACTTGCTAAAACTTGGAATTTACCGTTTGGCAGTGGAATTACTGAAACTATTGTAGCTATCGATTTGTTCCTTGGTACTTTATTGGGTATAAGTTCAACAAATTATTATAAAGAAAAGTAATTTATGATATAATATAAGCATACAAACTTATATGGTTTAACTAAAAGAGTGACTGGAGAGCCAGTCGAGTTGGGATAGTTACTAGTGCTATCTCAATTTTTTTATAGAATTAATCGTGCGAGCAATCGTGAGCAATCGTGAGTTAATCGTGCGTAATGTACTAAAAAGATTAGCTATATAATATAATAAAAATATTATATATGCTTGTTGGAATGTCGGGAATTAAAAAAATAAAATCGTGAAAAGATTTATAGTATTATATGAATAAAATTTTTTGTAACTTATTTCTTACTACACATGGGTAGATTTTATATCTACCCTCTTTTTTTATGTATAAATTGAATTATTGAGCAAAAAAGACTTCGTGAGAGAGAGTATATAAAGAGTTTTTGAGCA